CCGCCTGGGGCCGTGCGGACCAATCGTCCAACCCGTTTAAGGTCGTGGCCACCGAGCTCGCCACGCTCTACGACGCGCCGCCTGACGTGCGCCACCATGCCAGCGTAGACAACGCCGAAGCGCTGACGGGCGAGGGCGGGCTGATCGACCGCGCGAATCTTTGGCCTCAGATGTCGCGCTTCCAGTCTATGGTCATCGCGCTTCGCGAGATGTGGATGCGCGTTGATGTCGAGGACGGGCGCCTGTCCTATCGGCCTGTGTCACCTGACATGACGGTTGCGGAGGCCGATCCGAGCCGGCCTACCGTGCCGCTCGCGTTCGCGGAGATGCGGCCGAGGATGATCAACGGCAAGCCCACCTGGACGTGGGATGCGTTCGACATTCGCGACCCGGCCTATCCGACGTACCGGGTTCACATCGCCACCGATGGCGCTGGCTTCGGGGAGGACATCACCCGTCAGGTGTTGGGCGCGGACTTCAGCGGCGAGGCGTACCCGTACCGGCGCTCCACGGGCGCTCCGGTTCTGCCGGTCGTGCTGTACCATGCCAGCCTGTACGGCGATCGTCTCTTCGACTGCTACAATGGCCTGGAGCTCTACGAGGGCTCGCTCAACCTGAGCGTGTTCTACTCGTTCCTAAGCCACACGCTCCGCGATGCGTCGTTCCCGCAGCGGTACGCTGTCGGCGTCCGAGTAGCCGGCCTCGAGCAGGTAGACGGACAGACGCGCTCGGCACGTACCGAGGTGATCACGGATCCGACGACGATCCTCATGCTCGATCCGGTCAGCGAGACGACTCAGCCGATGGTCGCACAGTTCCAAGCGGGCGCGGATGTTGAGAAGCTCGAGAGCACGATCGCCGCGATCGCGCACCGCCTCGCTACCGACGCTGGCCTCTCGCCCTCCGAGCTTCAGCGCACGAGCGGCTCGGCCAAGAGCGGCTATGCGATCAGTCTCTCGAACGAAGGCAAGCGGGTTGTCCAGCGTCGCTACGTGGCGCAGTTCCGATACGCCGACGAGGCGCTCGTGGGCCTCAGTGCCATCATCTATAACCGCGCGATGGGCACGCAGTTCCCCGAGGGCGGGTACTCGGTGATCTACCGCGAGATCCCGCTGTCGCCCGAGGAACTGTCGGCACGCCGCGAGCACGTCATGGCCATGATGGACGCGGGCCTAATGGACCGCGTGGAGGCGCTGCGCTACTTCGGCTCGCTGAGCGAGCAGGATGCGGTTGCGCGCCTCAAGGCGATCGATGAGATGAGCGGAAAGGCGCCGGCTGCGACCGCCGAAGAAGGAGCAATGCGGGAGCCGGCGCCCGCGCAGCCCGTATCCTCTGCGCCTGTCATCGAGGTCGATGAAGCCGTGGACGAGCTCCGCGCGTCCGAGGAGGCGCTGGCCGGCATGCTCGACGGTACGCTCACGACCGAGCAGCGTGACATGTTGCGCGCTGTGCTCGAGAGCGTGCGCGAGGCTCGCGGCTACCTGACGGGTCAAGAGGTCGAGGCCGAGACGGAGCTGCCTGGAGAGGTCGAGAGCGCAGCCTCCGAGGAGTCGTAGTGCCGTTCGTATCCGAGGCGCAGCGGCGCTACCTGCGGCTCAATGAGCCTGCGGTCTACCGCGAGTTCAAACGCGCTGAGGAGCGCGGAGATCTCGACCTGCGCCCGCCAGCGACGGTAGCCGCAGCTGCGAAGCGCGGCCTCGAGCTCCGCGCGGAGTACAACCGAGGCGGCACGGCGGTCGGTGTCGCGCGCGCGCGTGACCTTGGCAACCGGCGAGAGCTGAGCCTCGATACCGTGCGGCGCATGGTCGCGTACTTTGAGCGGCACGAGATCGACCTCGAGGCGCCTGCCGCGAAGCGCGGCAATCCCGGCTACCCGAGCGCCGGCTACATCGCGTGGCTTCTCTGGGGCGGCGATGCTGGCCGTACCTGGGCGCGGAAGATCATCCGTCAAGAGGCGCGGGTTCGCGCCGCCATCGAACGCAAGAAGGAGAGCACATGAGCACCGAAGAAGGAACCGTTCCCGCACCTGCCGCCGACGACAGCGGCGCAGCCGCCCGCATTCGCCAGCTCGTAGCGCGCGTGAAGGAGCTCGAGGGCCGCGTGGGCGAACTCGAGCCGATGGCCGCGCAGGCTGACAAATGGCGCAGCCAGTACGAGGAGGCGAAGGCGTCGAGCAAGGCCGAGCGCGAGGCGCTGCGCCTTGAGCGCGAGATCATGTCTGCTGGAGTCACCGACTCCGAGGGACTCGACTACGTGCAGCACGCCTATTCCAAGTTGCCTGCCGAGGGCCGGCCTCCGATCGGAGAGTGGCTGGCCAATCGGGACGGGCTGCCAAAGGCCGTGCGTGCGTACCTGTCGGATGCCGCACCTGCGCCCCAGCAGGCGCCGACGCTGCCCTCGCAGACGGCACCGGCTACCGTGCCGATGCCGCGCACCTCGACGGCTACTGTTCCGCAGGCGCCAGCAGAGCCGGCCGTGTGGAGCGCCGAGGCGATCTCGCGGCTGAGTCCGAGCGAGTTCAAGGCGCACCGCGATGCGATCATGGCCAGCCTGCGGACGGCTTGACAGTTTGTCACGACGCGCGGTAGGGTAGCGGCGAGGGCGCTGCCCTCCCGCGATCGGGCACGAACTCCCGTCAACAGCGATAGGCGCGGCCACAAACAGACCTACGGAGCCAAAAATGGCAAACGAAGTGTACTTTAGTGGCCTGTCGGGCAATGCCCGCGTGGCCGCGATCCTCAATCAGGCCGTGATCCAGAAGCTGACGGATACCGCCAGCCTCGTCAATCACCCGTCCATCCTCCAGCTGCGCGCGATGAACGGCAGCGGCTCGACCGTCGTGCAGGTGCCCGTCGTGTCCTGGGGCGCTGACGCGATGTCGGCCGTGGCCGAGAACGCCTCGGTTTCCAACACCGCGCTCACGAGCACCAACGCCAACATCACGATCGCGCGTCAGGCGCTGCGCCGTCAGATCTCTGACCTCGCCCAGCTGACCGCGACCGGGATCCCGCTCGACGTGACCGTGGACAACCTGGCTGCCGATATGGTCGCTGCGTACCTCAAGCGCGCCTCCACCATGCTCTGCGCGCTGTCCTCCGGGTTCTCCACCTCGGTCGGCTCGACGGGCGTGGACCTCTCGGTCTCCACGTTCTACTCGGGCATGTTCGCCCTCCAGCTGCAGAGCGCGAACGGGCCGTTCACTGCCATCCTGCACCCGCAGCAGTTGAACGACCTCATGAGCTCCCTGCGCTCCGAGACCGGCCCCGGCCAGTACATCGCGGCCAATCAGGAGATGCTGCTCGCCAAGGGTCAGGGCTTCGCTGGCACGCTCTACGGCGTGGACATCTTCAAGTCCTCGTTCGTCCCGACCGCCAACGCGGGCGCGGACTACCTGGGCATGATGATCGCCCCCGGCGCCATCGGCATCGCCACTGGCACTGCGGCTCCGATCATGGGCGCCACCACGACCGTCCCGCAGTCCCCGGTCGTCGTGGAGTTCGAGCGCGATGCCTCGAACGGCTCCACGATCATCGTCGGCTCCGCGTTCGTCGGCGTCGGTGAGATCGATGACGCCAAGGGCGTCGGCATCCTCAGCGACTTCTAATCGCTGATCTACAGGCGCCCGCGCTGGTGGTTACTCTACTGGCGCGGGCGCTTCTGCGTCTGGAACCCACGAAGGAGCAAACATGGCAGCGACATTCGGCACGGCGGGCTCGGGCAACTACTCCGCACAGCCTGCACAGCGACCGGCAGCGATGAAGGAGCTTGTGAAGCTCGAACCGAAGCCGGCATTCTGGTACATCCATCACCCGGCACGCTGGTCCTACCGCGACGGCGAGTGGGTGCCGTGGCTGTCCACGATGATCGCGGATCCTGGCGTGTCGAACGTGGACCAGCACGGCAGCACGGAGGCCGCCGAGGTCGCCAAGCGGCGTCGAGGCTGGACGCTGATCCCGTGGGATGCGATCGAGGGCGGCTATTGTGTCGCCTACGAGGGCGTGGCCGGACCCGTCCACATGTCGCGCTGGGAGACGCCGAAGCTGGTCGCAGGGCAGACGCGCATCGCGAACGACGAGGAGGGCTACTGGTCGTTCTGCAAGTCGCTCGTCGGGCGCTACATCGAGCTCCCTGATCCCGACTTCATCGCTGTGCAGATCGAGCGCCAAGAGAAGAAGGTCGAAGAGTGGCGTGAGAAGGCGCCGAGCTCGCCCTTCCACCGCGATGCACTGGCCGTCGAGGAGGCGCTCCTGGAGAAGATGCGCGTGGCGATGGATCGCCTTTTCAATCCTCCCGCTGAGGACGGTGAGCCGGAAGTGCCGAAGCCTGCGCCGAAGCGCGCTCGGGCGCGCTCGTGAGCGGCGAGCGTCCTGGCTACCGGGAGGCGATGGAGCGCATGCAGCGCCAGCTCCGAGAGGGCGGCATGCCAGCCGACAAGGCGCGGCAGGTCGCGCAGGAGACGGCGCGCAAGCACGACCAGCGTCAGACGGATAAGGGACGGTAGTAGGAGGCTGCGATGTCGCTCGCGGAGACGATCTACACGGCACGCTTCCGCAGCTCGGAGACGATCGAGCGCGGGCGCACGCAGATCCTGACCTGTCCGGTGCAGCGGGCGGGCGCGACGGCTGCGCCCTCGAGCGGCACGATCAGCATCTACCGGCCTGACCAGACGGCGCTCGTCAACGCGCAGGCCGTCTCGATCGTGTCGAGCGTGGCGCAGTACAGTCTCACTGGCGCCACGACGACAGCCGAAGCGCTGGGCGAGGGCTGGCTAGTCGAATGGAGCTTGCTACTCCCTGACTCAGTGACCCACACCTTCCGAAATGACGCGGCGGTCTGCCGTCGAACCCTCTACCCTGTGATCTCGGACGCTGATCTGACACAGCGACACAGCGACCTTCCGGCGCTGCTCGGCTCGGCTACGTCGTATCAGGCGTACATTGACGAAGCGTGGGCGACGATCTGCAACCGGCTCATCGGAGAGGGCCGCAGGCCGTACCTCGTGATCCAGCCGAGCGCGCTGCGTGAGGTGCACCTCATGCTCACGCTGCACCTGATCTTCATGGACTTTCAGACCAGCGCTGGCGACACGGGACGCTGGCAGGCGCTCGCGGCGTACTACAGCACTGCCTACACGACCGCCTGGGGCGCGCTGCGCTTCACCTACGACGAGGCAGACGAGAACGTCGTCGATCCGAGCAAGAAGAAGTCTGCCGCTTCCACGGTCTGGCTGAACGGTCGTGGCCATAGCCTCGACGTGTGGTGGCGCTGATGGCGAGCAGGACGGTACGCCAGCTGCGCGAGGACGTGACCGCACGGATCCTCACGCTTACTGGATGGC